TAGCCTCTATTAAATCACTATCTGGTCTCTACGTAGAAACGGCGAAATATATCTCAGAATATACTTCGTGGATCTATAAGTTGTTGGTTTGTAACTACAAGCACACGACAAATGGTGCAATGATGGGCGACGCTACTAGCTTCCCTATCATGGAGTTACAAAGTTTATATGCTGCCCATAAGGCCGGATTCCCCAAGAATCTTGGGGAATTCGTTGGAGATGACACCCTATTAGGGCGCGCAACTCCAGAGAGAGTGCTAAAATATGAAGAAGCACTTCTCTCCCTTGGTGGCGTCATAAGCGGTAGTAAGACCTTTATCCATGATAAATATGGTCTAATTACCGAACAACCTGTGATTGCCGGACTCAAACAGCCTTATACGCTGTTGAGCATGTTCGCAGCACCACCTGGAGGGAGCAAGGGAGAAATGACCCCTTACTCTCAGGTTACATCGGTGCGTGATCATTACGAGAGACTCGGCAGATCCCCAAAACGGGCGATCTGGCGTAAGTCTCCGTTCCGACAACATCATCGCTTCTTAGCGCGCAACGGCATTCCCGTTGGGGCGCCTACTTGGGCCGGGGGCTTAAATCACCCTGGATTCAGTAAGTGGAGCAATGACAATCACAACAAATGGCTGTCCCATTTATCGCAATTAACTGTTTCGCAACTAATTACGGGGACCGGCCTTAACCCTATAAGATCTCCCGCCTCCGAATCACTCCGGAGGGTCGGGAAGCAAGGGTTAGATGAGATCCTGAGGATCGATAAGGAGAATAGGGCCATACGTAATTCAACGCATGGACTCCGGCATAAGTATGCCATTCCAGACACCTATTGTGTGGAAAAGGACTTAATTACTTATTCCAAACCGATCTTCTTGAATCACGAAGAAGCTATTGCCTCTTCACCGTCCGACAAGGAATTTAAACGTAGATTCCTTGACATAGAGACTGTCACTGACAAGCTCTTAGGACCGATTCAATCTTGGGAGTTTTACTTTAGGGATACTTTGCCCGTACGGACAAAGACCCCCCCACTACGTGTGGTAGTAAACAACTTCCGTAAGAAGGTCTCAAAAACCCGGGTATTAAAACACCTCGGGCGAATGTCTGTCAGTAAGACCCTACAAAACTGCGCACTCAAGGTAGATTTATACCTTGATAAGGCAGAGTGGGGCATGCAGACAGCTGCGG